TGAAGAAGCAGACGCCGCAGGACTGGCATTTACCGTTCGTGAGATGGCTTCTGTGCGGTTTATGTTTGCTGCTCCACTACCAAGCAGACCAAACAGCAACTAACTGCTAGATTGGCATAATCTCAGAACCATACATACCACGGGAGATATGCCATGGCAACAGTCAATTCTCGTAAGAAACTCAAGGATTACATCTACCGTAAACTAGGCGCGCCTGTCATTGAGATCAATGTGGATGACGCTCAGGTGGAAGATCGCGTTGATGATGCTGTTCAGTTCTTGGGCGAATACCACTACGACGGCGTTGAGAGGATTTATCTACCGTACACGATCACCCAAACCGATATGGATCGGGAGTATATCGCTATTGATAATCCCAATATCCTATCGATAGTGAACATGTATCCGATTGGTGGAGAATCACAAACTAGCACAGACAATGTGTTTGGCGCCAGATTTCAGTACAGCCTGCAAGACTTCAACAACCTGATCGAAATGGATCTAGCCAACTGGACTATAGTTCAGCAGCGTCTTTCTTTGATTCAGCAGATGCTAGAGCCAGAAAAGCAGATCAGATGGAATCGCATCACCAACCAGTTGTTCATTGACGCTGAATGGGATGTTGATTTTCCTGTAGGCACCAATCTGATATTTGAGGTGTACTCACAAGTCAATCCAGCCAACTATCCCGATGTGTACGACAATCACTTCTTGAAGAAGTATGCTACCGCATTAGTCAAGATGCAATGGGGGCAGAATCTGTCCAAGTACAGCGGAATTCAGTTGCCTGGTGGAGTTACATTCGATGGTAAGGCAATATACGAGGATGCAAAAGCAGAAGCAGACAAACTAGAAGCGGAGATGCGCGCCTCATTTGAACTTCCTCCCGATTTCATAGTAGGATAACATGGCACTAAATCCGTACTTCTCCAAATACGAACGGAGCGAGCAAACTCTTGTGGAAGACTTGGTGGTAGAAACCATCAAGATTCACGGACACGAGGTTGTGTATCTGTTCCGTGAGTCTCCTGAGATTGACACGATATTCGGAGAAGACTCGCTACCATCTGTGTATAAGATTGGTAAACCAATCGAAATGTATGTGGAAAGCGTGGATGGCTTTGAAGGAGAGGGAGATTTCATTGCAAAGTTTGGTTTGGAAGTGCGCGACAGTATGAAACTGGTAGTGAGTAAGCGCAGATGGAAGCAAGAATTCAGCGGCATCACAGGAGGTGATGGTCCTGGAGCAAATGCAGAGCGTCCAAGAGAAGGCGATCTCTTGTACTTCCCACTATCCAAAGGCATATTTGAGATCAAATTTGTTGAACATGAAAAGCCATTCTATCAGTTTGGTAAGAACTATGTCTACAGTATCTCTTGCGAACTCGCAACATCTGCTGGCGATACATTCGAGACAGACAATACTGAAATTGACACAGCAGGAACAGGTATAGAACAAGGATACTCCGAGTTTGCTTTGGATGTAACTCTTGTAACTGGATCAGGAACCTATGCACTTGGAGAAACAGTAACCCAAGGTACTGCTTCTGCCAAAGTTCTCAAGTGGACTCCACCTTCAGGTATGACACTTGCTGTACTACGACTAGAGCGCGTGGTTGGTGCATTTACTGCCAGTGCCACTCCCATTGTTGGAGCAGACTCAGGAGCGTCTTGGTCGTACTCTGCACAAACCGCAACAGATGTATCTGTTGGTCCAACAGACAGTACCGTGAATCAGAATGCAGACTTTGAAATTGAGTTGAATCGCATAGTAGACTTTACCGAGAGCAATCCATTTAGTGAGGACATCTGATGTTTAACGGCGACAATCCATTCTATCATCAATGTGTTCGCAAAACCGTAGTTGCATTTGGTTCTCTGTTTAACAACATCTATATTGGTGGAGATAGCGCACAGAATCCCGCTGCAAGGATACCTCTCACATACGCACCAAAACAGAAATGGCTTCGTCGTATAGCAGAAAGCAGAATAGAAAGCGGACAAACATTCAACATGACTTTACCCCGCTTGGGATTTGCTTTGATTAATTGGGAATACGATAGCGGTCGTAAGCGCACAACCATGACTAAAAAGGTACTGGACACCAGCGCACCCACAGCAGATAAGCAAAAGGTGTATCGGTTTGCAGAAGTACCGTATACATTCACCTTTGAGTTGTATATTATGCCAGATACAATGGACAACGGACTACGCATAGTTGAACAGATTCTACCGTATTTTACTCCGGCGTACACCGTGAGTATTAACTTCACGGATATCGACAAGAAAGTTGATTTACCCATTACCTTGAATTCTGTTACATGGGAAGATACCTACGAAGGAAACTTTGATGCAGGCAAAAGCATGATGTACACCTTATCGTTTGAAGCAAAAGGATACATCATTGGCCCGCTACGCGATGCGAAGTTTGTATTGGAAACTCAAACCGCTGCACACGAACTTGCAGATCTAGGAAAGACAAGAGCATTAACCCGTGACTTTGTACGAGTATGGGATCGTGCTGTGGTTGAAGGAACCACAGGACCGAATGCACCGCTTTCTGTAACAGGTACTGCATACGATGTTTGGCAAGATATCGAATTGTTTGAAGACATTGATCCGTCTTGGAATGCAGGAGCGTAAGTATGGAACCAACCAAAGGCGTAGATGAAAAACTTGCATCGGTGCTAGGAATACAGAACGATATTCCATCTGCAGAGAAACCAGTAAAAGCAATTGCAGTACGAGTTCCTGAAACTGCCCATCCTCTTGCACAAGAAGACCCCCATGCAGCAAACGACTACAACGAGGTTCGCAAGAATCTGAAAGAACTCATTGATGTAGGCAAGTCTGCTCTTGATGGCATCATACAAGTTGCCAGCGAAGGTGAATCACCCCGTGCGTATGAGGTTGCCGCAATCATCATGCGTCAGATTGCAGATGCAAACAACAGTCTGATTGACCTGCATAAGCGGGTGAAAGACATTAGACACATAGCAGCGCACGAAAAGCAAACAGCGCAAAACATCACAAATAATGCCATCTATTTGGGAAGCACTAAAGACCTACAAGAATACTTGAAACTACAGAAGGAAGAACAGCGCAAACGGCTTGATGACCAAAGTGAGTAAACCATGACTCTGCGACAGGAAGACACCTATCTTGGTAATCCAAACCTAAAGGCGGCAAATACTGCTGTTTCTTTCACTCCCGAGCAGGTTGCGGAGTACATGAAGTGTAGCGAAGATCCGTTGCATTTCATTACCAAGTATGTTCGTATTGTGACGCTAGACAAAGGGCTGCAGCACTTTGAACCTTGGCAGTTTCAGCAAGACCTGTTGAGAACAGTACACGCCAATCGATTTGTGATTTGCAAGTATCCGCGTCAGAGCGGAAAGTCTACCACGGTGCTTGCGTATGCTTTGTGGCACATTCTGTTTAATCCCACAACTAATGTTGCGCTGCTTGCAAACAAACTACAAACAGCGCGCGAACTGTTAGGTAGACTCAAAACAGCATACGAGTATTTGCCTAAATGGTTGCAACAAGGCATTGTGAGTTGGAACAAAGGCTCCATAGAACTAGAGAACGGTTCCAAGATTCTTGCTTCTGCTACATCATCGTCTGCTGTGCGTGGTGGATCGTTCAATCTCATTATTCTTGACGAGTTTGCGTATGTACCGCATGAACTAGCAGAAGACTTCTTTTCGTCTGTGTATCCAACTATTGCCAGCGGTAAAACCTCAAAGGTTCTGATTGTATCGACACCAAAAGGATTGAACCTGTTCTACAGGTTATGGATTGGTGCAAAGGAGAAAACTAACGCATATGTGCCAGTAGAGATTCATTGGAGCGATGTGCCAGGACGCGATGATAAATGGAAAGCGCAGACCATTGCAAACACAAGCGAAGAACAGTTCCGTGTAGAGTTTGAGTGCGAGTTTGTTGGATCACTTCACACCTTGATTGATGTAAAGAAACTGAAAACCATGCCGTGGCGGCGACCCATACAGAAAACACTAGACGGTATGGATGTTTACGAAGGCGCCAAACCTGATCACATCTACACGGTAGTTGTGGATACTTCTCGCGGAGGCGGATCAGACTATCATGCCATCACGGTAATTGATGTGTCTCAGAATCCGTATCGCTTGGTTGCAAAGTTCCGAAACAACTCTATGTCGCATCTGATTTTACCCACCATGATCGACAAGATTGCCAAGGATTATAACACCGCCAGCGTGTTGGTGGAACTGAACGATATTGGTGAGCAGGTTGCCACAATTTTACACGAAGACTTGGAATGTGATAATCTGCTGAACACCACCGTGAAAGGTCGCGGAGGTCAGGTGTTGTCTAACTTTGGAGTTGGCAAGCGCCAATTGGGAGTAAAAACTACCCATCCTGTAAAAAAGGTGGGATGCTCAGTCCTTAAATCTCTGATTGAAGAAAACAAACTGTTGGTGGAAGATTTCGATATAATCAGCGAACTGGCCACCTTTGTGTCCAAAAGCGACACATTTGAAGCAGAACCTGGCTATCACGATGACTTGGTGATGACCCTTGTACTATTTGCGTGGATGACATCGCAACCGTACTTCAAAGATTTCACAAACCTAGATATCCGTAGACTGATCTACGAAGATCAGATCAAAAGGATCGAAGAAGACCTGACCCCGTTCGGAATGATTGATGACGGCCTAGTGGCTGACGATGACGATACCATGTGGTGAATGCCTGTTCTGAAAGTAAGAGTAGGCATAAATACAAGAACAGAACCATTCGGAACTTCCGTTTGACAAAAGGAGACACACATGGGATTCCAACTTAGTCCAGGCGTAGAAATCAAGGAATTTGACTTTACAAACATCATTCCTGCCGTGTCCGCTTCAGCGGGTGCGTATGCAGGACAATTCGTTTGGGGTCCGGTCGATGAAATTTTGACCATCTCAAGCGAAAACGAACTCAAGTCGGTGTTTGGTAAACCAAATGACACCAATGCTGCAGGATGGTTTGCTGCTGCAAACTTCCTGTCTTACGGCAATAATCTGAAAGTTGTGCGTGTGGTTGACTCAGCCACCGCGCTGAACGCAGGTGCGGGAGGAGTAGGTGGTGTAACAGGATACATCGCAAACGAAACTGCATGGGAAGCAAGCGCCCAGGCAGTTGGTTTTATTGCCAAATATCCTGGCGCTCTAGGAAACGCCATTGCGGTTTACGCTTACAGTCTCTCAGCGGATCACGGAGAAATAACAGGAACAGACATCTATACTGAAACTGGACTGTATTTCAACCAAATCTTTGATCGCGCACCAAACTCCGTAGAAGGTTTAGGAGCAAATCAGTTAACGGGTGGTTCTGCTTGGGCTCACGACAACGCTGTATACGGTGACGAAATCAATCTGTGTGTTGTTGACCGTACAGGTGCCATCTCCGGTGTTGCTAATACAATACTTGAGAGATTTGAAGGTGTATCGCTGTTCCCTGCTGCCAAGAAACCAGACGGATCATCAAACTACATTCGATCAGTAGTCAATAGTGGTTCTCAGTACATTTGGATGGGTAAAGAAATAACCATCAGCGGAGAAACCATTGACGATGTTATCACACTTGCTACCAAAACCCCTGTAACTGTTGTGGGTACTGACGGATACCGTCTAACTGGTGGTTCAGATGGAACAACACCCGCAGGTGGAGATTATTTCTCAAGTGATGGAACACGCGGATACGGACTGTTCATCGACGCTGAACAAGTAGATATTTCGCTGATTCTACTTGGTGCCCCAATTGGTTCTGATGAAGACACATCGGGAACTCACACTACTCTTGCCAAAGATATTATCCAACAGATTGCAGAAAAGCGTAAGGACTGCGTTGCATTTGTAAGCGCACCTTACACAAATATCTTTGACCAATCCAATGCAGCACTTGTTACAGATCGTCTAATCGAATGGCGTAACGCACCCGCAGGTGCCACATACGCGCAGACCAAGTTCAATGTGTCTAGTTCGTATGCAGTAATCGATAGCGGCTGGAAGTATCAGTACGATCCGTACAACGACAAGTACCGTTGGGTGCCGCTGAACGGTGATACAGCAGGTCTATGCGCTCAGACAGACTCTGACCGTGACCCGTGGTACTCGCCAGCAGGATACAACCGTGGTCAGATCAAGCGCGTAGTCAAGTTGGCGTATAATCCCAACAAGACTCAGCGCGACGAACTGTATCAGTCTGGTATCAATCCTGTGGTATCCTTCCCTGGCCAGGGCACAGTTCTTTTCGGAGACAAGACTGCTCTTGCCAAGCCAAGTGCATTCGACCGCATCAATGTGCGTCGCTTGTTCATTGTGCTAGAAAAGGCGATTGCTACTGCATCAAAGTTCCAACTGTTCGAGTTCAACGACGAGTTTACACGCGCTTCGTTTGTAACACTCGTTGAGCCATTCTTACGGGATGTTCAGGGTCGCAGAGGTCTAACTGACTTCAAGGTTATATGCGATGCAAGTAACAACACACCCGAAGTAATCGACAGCAATCGTTTCGTTGCAGACATCTACATCAAGCCTGCTCGTTCGATCAACTTCATCACTCTGAACTTCGTTGCTACACGCACAGGTGTAGACTTCTCAGAAGTAGCGGGTGGTTTCTGAACCATTCAAAGTAACTAAAGGAGACTAACATGGCGATTAGAGTAACAGATTTTGCAGCAAACCTAAGAGGCGGAGGCGCGCGCCCAAACATCTTTGAGGTGTTCTGTGGTACTGCGCCAAAGATTGGTGGCACTCAGGAACTAACCAAGATGACTTACCTGTGCAAGTCGGCATCATTGCCGTCTTCAGAAGTAACTCGCGTTGCAGTTCCGTATCGTGGTCGTAGCATCTATGTGGCTGGTGTGCGTCAGTTTGAAGAAACATGGAACACCACCGTCATTAACGATACAGACTTTAAGATTCGTCGCGCAATGGAATCATGGCAGAATGCCATCCATTCGCACGAAGGAAATATCGGTGAAACTGATATCAGCAGATACAGCACCGATATCACGGTAACACAACTGCACCATGTCGATGGCAAAGGACTGCGTACTTACAAGTTCAAGCACGCATGGCCTTCAAGCGTTGCTGCTATTGATCTGGCAGCAGACAGCAACGATGCTATCGAAGAATTTGAGATTCAATGGGCATACTCGTGGTGGACAGTCGATCAACCACAGAACCCCAGCGGCCGCGACGGCGAGGCAGGCGAAATAACGACTTCTTAATAGAAGTCTACATATAGTGAGGAGATTTTACTATGGCTTTGAGCGACCTGTTTGGTTTTCCTTTAGGAAGACGGCGTAGGGATAACGGCGAACTATCGAGCGGGGGCGACAGCAGACTAAAATCTGTTGTCGCCCCTAATGCCGGTGACGGAACTGCATCGGTAGAGATTGCACCGTCAGGTTTTTATGCGTCTACTCTGGACCTTGACGGTCAAATCAGAGATGAAAACGCACAAATTGCTCAGTATCGAACCATGATTAACCACGGCGAAATTGAAAGCGCCGTGGATGATATCATTAACGAAGCAATCGTAACCGAAGAAGGCACTCCAACAGTTCGATTGGTTCTTGATGATGTAGACATGCCCGACAAAGTAAAAGATGCTATCCGTAATGAGTTTGACAAGATCCTTAGAATGCTTGACTTCAACAATCGCGGATATGAAATCTTCCGTAAGTGGTATGTGGATGGCCGTATCTACTTCCACATGATTGTCGATCCTACACAGCAAGTCAAAGGCATTCAAGAGTTGCGATTTGTCGATCCCATCAACATCCGCAAAGTTCAAGAGATCAAGAAAGAAAAACAACCAGGCACCAACATCGACCTGATCGGTGATGTGGTTGAATACTTCTTGTTTACCCCTGAAACTAAACCAGGCATGGGAACAGGTCAAGCAGTCAAGATTAGTCCTGAGTCTATCTCGTACATTAACTCGGGACTATTTGATCCGCAGAAAAAACTCATCATCAGTTACTTGCACAAGGCGATTAAACCACTAAACCAGTTGCGTATGATTGAAGACGCTGTTGTGATCTATCGCATATCTCGCGCTCCTGAGCGCCGCATTTTCTATATCGACATCGGTTCTCTGCCAAAGATGAAGGCAGAAGAGTACATGAGAAGCCTGATGAACAAGTATCGTAACAAACTGGTATACGATGCTGCAACAGGAGAACTCAGGGATGAAAAGCGCCACATGAGTATGCTTGAAGACTACTGGCTACCTCGGCGCGAAGGTGGAAAGGGCACAGAGATTCAAACTCTACCAGGCGGGCAGAATCTCAGCGAGATGCAAGATGTAGAGTACTTCAAGAAGAAACTCTATCGCTCGCTGAATGTTCCTATTTCTCGTCTAGAAAGTAGCAACGGCTTTAACCTTGGTCGCTCAAGCGAAATTACCCGCGATGAACTAAAGTTCTCTAAATTTGTCAGCAAACTACGCAGCAAGTTTAATGGATTGTTCTTACAGATTCTGCGTAGACAATTAACGCTAAAGAAAATCATTCGCCCAGAAGAGTGGCCTGATATCGAGTTCAAGATACACTTGGACTATCTGCGGGATTCTCACTTTACTGAGTTGAAGAATGCTGAAATTATGAAGAGCAGACTAGAGTTGTTGAACGGTGTAGACAACTATGTGGGACGATACTTCTCTACTGCATGGGTTCGTAAGAACATTCTTATGCAACCCGAAGAGTTGGTTGCAGAATTGGATGGACAAGTGACCAATGAAAAGAAAGAAGGCATAATCGGAGGCGAGCGCGATACCGCTCAAATCAAGACCCGCATTGATGCTCTTGAAACTATAGACAAGTACATTGGCAAATACTACTCACTTGGATACATTCGTAGGAATATCCTGCAACAAAATCCATCGGAGATTGCTGCCATGGATAAAGAAATCGAAGCAGAGAAAGCGTTGGGTATCAAGCCAGAACCCAGTCCTGATCTTATCAGGGCACTTGGTGGTGCAAAGGCATACGGTATGGGATACGATCAAAGCCCTAGCGATGTCACCAAAGATGTAGATTCCGGCCTAGACTCTATTGGTTCAGAGAAAGATCCGTCAATGAGTGCTGATCCTAACGATCCAAATGCTCCGCAAGAAACACAAACATCTGCTACTAACGGAGAACCAAAAGTCGCAGGTGGAGGTGAGACAACCGCAGTACAAGATACTGCTTTGAACGGAGCGCAAGTGGAGAGTCTGCTCACCATTGTTACCAATGTGAAAATGGGACTACTGCCCAAAGAAGCAGGCAAAGCACTTGTGGATGCTGCATTTCCCTCGCTTACACGGGAGCAAATCAACTCCATTTTCGATCCCATCGAACCGGACAAGGCCCCACCACCAATGGTTCCTCAGGCACCAAGTATTCCTGGCGCAAAACCTGCTGCTCCCAAAGCACCAAAGAAACCAAAGGTGTAAGTTATGCCAACTCCAATCTACGACATCTATACTGAGCAAGGATCAAAGTTAGAGATTGAGTTTCTGTACGAAGACGCCAACGAAAACGGTGTAAATCTTACAGGTGCTTCGGGATATACACACGCCCGTATGCAAGTGCGCCGATCAACCGAAGAGATAAGCACAGATATCGTATTAGAAGTGAACGACGATGAAGCAACGGTTGAGGGTGTAACGGGATACGCCGGAGAATTTACGCTCACATACGATGGAATAACTGGCAACATTCTGCTTGAAGTGGAAGCAGATACCATGTCAGATGTTCCTGCTGGCAAGTATTTCTACGAGATCCAATTGATGAATGCTTCAACTCCCATGAAACTGCTTCGTGGTAGGTTTATTGTTGAATCAGGAGCAATTCGATGAGATACCGAGTACGAGTAAAGCAGGCAAAACTGCCTCTAGTAATTGTCAGGACCATAAATAGAATTACTATTCGACAACAACCACCAGACACAAAAGTAGTTTGGTTCTAACGGAGTGAGTGATGCCTACAGATAGCACCATCAAAATTAAGCGCAGTACAGGAACAACTGCACCTGTTGCAAGCACCGACATTGTGATTGGTGAGTTGGCAACTACAATGGATAGCACCAACAACGGTGCGTCCAACAAGGTGTATCTTGGTATTCAGAATTCTAGTGCTGGCACTTCTGCGGTTGCTATTGGCGGCAAGTACTATACCGATGCAGTTGATGCTCTGGCGTACTTCAAGACCATTGCAGTTACAGGGCAGAGCAATGTTGTTGCTGATACTAGCATTTCTGGTGATACTCTAACGCTTGTAGCGGGTTCAGGTATCACCATTACCACAGATGCGGGCACAGATACAATTACCGTAAGCAGTACTGATGCAGGTGGAACAGTTACTAGCATCACCCCCGCTGCCGGGAGCGGATCCGGCACCGCAATCACAACAAGCGGTACTATAACTGTCACAGGCACAGCAAACGAAATAGAAACGTCTGTGAGTGGAACAACCATCACAGTTGGTCTTCCAAACGATGTTACTGTTGGTGGAAGTCTTACAGTTACCGGAAACTTAACCATTAACGGCACTACAACTACGGTAAATTCCACAACCACATCAGTAGACGATCCCATCTTTACTCTTGGTGGAGACTCTTCACCAGGCAGCGATGACAATAAGGATCGCGGTATTGAGTTCCGTTGGCATAACGGTAGCGCCGCTAAACTTGGTTTCTTTGGATTCGATGATACTGACAGCAGTTTCATGTTTATTCCTGATGCAACAAACACATCAGAAGTATTCTCAGGAACTTTGGGAGACATCAAGACCAACTCGGTAAAAAGCGTTAGTGGTACTGCATTGGTTCTAAAGGGTGATAACACACACGATGCAGATTTGAGTCTGATCGGTCACGCTTCGCTTGCCGCAAGCGCATACGCAAAACTCGATGCAGGATACTTCCAACTAAACGGAACTTTACTGGGTGTAGACGGCTTCCTCAGAATAGTATCTGATCCTACAGGAGCAGCAGCAGGGCCATTGAACGGTGATCTAAAAACGGCAACACTTAGTGCCGGTCGTGTATGGACGATGCCCGATGCAACAGGTACAGTAATCACTACCGGAAACCTATCGTCCATCACAACGGTTGGAACAGTTTCAAGTGGTACATGGCAAGGCGGCGTAATCGGCTCCACCTACGGCGGTACTGGAGTAAACAACGCAGGTAGAACACTTACAATCAATACCGCAAACATTACATTTGATGCAAACGCCAGCGGTTCAAGTGTAACTCTTCCGGTAACAGGTACACTTGCAACTCTTGCAGGATCAGAAACGCTAACCAACAAGACGCTCTCTACAGGTAGCGTATGGCAGGGTGGTATCGTAGGTTCCACCTACGGTGGTACTGGAGTAAACAACGGTTCGTATACCATTACTCTTGGTGGAAACATCAGCACAGCAGGATCGTTCACGCATTCTGGCGCACATACGCTAACCCTGACCACTACAAACAACACAAACATTACTCTTCCGACAACAGGTACACTTGCAACTCTTGCAGGATCAGAAACACTAAGCAACAAAACCATCGATTGCGGTACATTCTAATAGAGGAATCGTATGATAAACGGACAAACAATCATATCAAACATTCTTGATGAAAACATCATCGGAACCAAAGAAAACATTCACGCCCTTTTGGCACAAAAAACCAAGGTGTACTTGGAAGACAAGCGCAGATGCTTGGCATCTGTTGCTTACGGACCGTGTGCAGCAGCAGAAGCGAAGGGAGACTGCAACTGCTCATGTGAAGAAGAAGAAGTAGCAGAAGACTGTGGTTGCTCTGAAGTAGAAGAGATGACCGCCAATCAGAAGAAACTGGACAAGAATCACAACGGTGAACTAGACAGTCAAGACTTCAAGATTATTCGCGGTAAAAAGAAGAAAGGCAAAGACGAATGAAACTCATAACCGAACACACAGACGACATTCAGATCATCACCGAAGAGAAGGATGGCAAGAAAGCGTACTTCATTGAAGGCGTCTTTATGCAGTCTGATATCAAGAATCGCAACGGTCGCGTGTACCCAAACGGAGTGCTTGTTAAGGAAGCCATGCGCTACAACAAAGAGTTCGTAGAATCGAACCGAGCAATGGGCGAACTAGGTCATCCCGAAGGCCCACAACTTAATCTTGACCGTGTTTCCCATATCATCAAAGAGATGAAGGTGGACGGCAAGAACATTTGGGGTAAAGCAAAGGTCATGGACACCCCATACGGCAAAATCGTCAAAAACATGATTGACGAGGGTGTTAAGTTTGGTGTGTCTTCCCGTGGTGTTGGTTCTCTGAAAACCACCAAAGACGGCATCAATGAAGTGCAAAACGACTTCAATCTTGCCGCGGTAGACATTGTAGCAGACCCATCTGCTCCTGACGCTTTTGTTGAAGGTGTCATGGAAGGTAAAGATTGGGTCTACGAAAATGGCAACTGGAGACAGGTGGAAGCAATCAAACAGACAATCAAGCGCACTTCCAAGCGTAATTTGGAAGAAGCAAAACTGCAAGCATTCAATGCCTTCTTGCGCGGTCTGTGAAAATCAGATTAGGCATAAATAGAAGTGGTTTCATTACCCTAAAGGAGATATCCGATGAGCAATCCCAAAGACCCTGTGAAAACGTCCCTGCGTGAAAGTGTAGAGACAGTACTAGATGAATCAACAACGAAAACTACCGTTACTAAAGAAGGAAAGTTGCCACCCTGGCTAGACAAGAAAAAGAAGGGTAAAGGCAAAGAAGAAGACATGGAAGAGGCCAAAGCAAAAAAGGCAGATGACGAAGAAGACATGGAAGAGGCCGCTAAGGATTGCTCGTGCAACGAAGACGATGATCTTCCGTGGTGTGACGATTGTGAAGACGAT